GCCACCAAGACTGAGAAGCTGGCCGGCCGTGATCACGCCGTAGATCACCGCAGGCGCAGTCGGATCAGGCGAGGAGCCAGATACCACGTTGACCACGCCGGTGTTGTTCCAAACCGCTCCGGCAGACAACCCAGACGAACTAGTGGGCCATCCCGTTGCATCCGTGACGTCTAGGACGCCTGAGTTGTTATTCAGGCCGGTCGATCCGGCATTATTGACCACGAGGACATTGAAAGGCCACTGGAATGGAAGCGCTAACACGCCGCCTTGAACCGCGGCTTGAAAAATCTGCGCCGCGGTCAGCGATATCCCATTTGATGTGGTGATCGTGATAGTGATCGTAACGCTGTCGTCGGACTCGTAGATCGTGCTCACGGGATAGGTATTGTCGATATTGGGCGCGGTTCCGTTGACCCCGACCAAAAACCGCATGATCCGACGCTTCAGCCAGGTCAGGCAGAATCGTTGCCCGTCGCCCTTGAAGAAGAACCAGGTGATGATGCGTTTGAAGATATCGTCCGTGACGACATAATCAGTCGCCGTGCCAGATACTACGAAGGCCGCCACCTCGATCTGTGCCGGCATCCATGTGCCGACAAGGCCAATGCCGGTTACCTGCCCTGATGGCAGAGAAGGTCGACTGATTCCGTAGATGCCCTGGGCCACCCAATCGAGTAGGGGGCCGGCGATCTGAGCGCCGGTATAGATCGGCAGATTGATGCTGTTGAACCAATCCTGATAGGACTGGGCCATGCCGTTGAAAGCGCTATTGAACGCCTGAATGTTATCGTCGTCGCTGAACTGTTGGTAGACGTACGCAGGCAGAATGCCCGCCAGCGATGTCGGTCCAGTCGGCGGGAAGGCCATTACCAGAAGCCGACGAGGCCCGTTGCGGTGGCCGTCGGGACGCTCAGGATAGCGATATTATCGAGCATCGTTCCCGCGGGGATGGACGTCAGCGTAACCGTGCCGGTCTGCGGCATCTCGATTGTGACGTTGCCGGTTCCACCCACCCATAACTTTGTCAGCGGCGGATTATAGACGGTAGCGCCAGCCGTTACAGCGACGGCATTGAGGCTCGGTCCGGGCGGGATCGGCCCGAGCGCATAAGGTGCATTATTTGCCATGAGATCAGCCTTGGATAACGGTGACGCTTGAAGCGGCGCAGGTGAAGTAGGACTCAGGATCACCCACTACGATGCCGGTCCCCGCTTCTGGAGCCGTAACGACGCCATTGATCGAAACGGAGAAAACCAAGCGGGTCAGAAGGACGGTCGGGATCAGCGAAACGACGGCGGCTTGGAAGACCGCTGTCATCTCGAATTCATTGATCGGTGCACCAACGGGGATTGAATTGATGTACGCGGCAAGTTCCGGTTGAGCGAGTTGGGCGACCGCGGTCGGTGAGACGAAGTTGGAATCGGACGTGTTCCAGGTAACCGTCATCGTCACGGTCTGCGCCGGCGGGATCACGATCGGGATCGTATAGGAATCCGGGTATTCGTTGATCGTTGCCGTGATATTGCGGAAATTCGGCGTCACTACACCGCCGCTCGTCCATGTTCCGGACGACGTCGTGTTGATTCCGATGCTGAAGGTCTTCTCAGTTAGAACGGTTATAGTCAACGGCGTGCCATTGATGCCGCTCATGCCGACGACGCCCGCAATATTGGTGACCTGACCAGTAGTGAGGCCGTGATTGAGGTCAGTCGTGACAACGCCTGGATTGGCGTTCGTGATGCCGGTCACGGCGAGCGTCGATCCGACCAGGCGAGACACATCGATGCCGGACCGATAGATGGCATAGCCAATCGCGTAAGGGTCTCCGGTGCCGCCGACGATGATCTCCCAGAGGCCGGTTGATGGCGTGCGGATCGAGATGAGGTTTGCGACCACACCTGGAACCGCTTGGAGCAATGTCCGGAGATAGGCCGGCGTGCCGCTGCCAGCCACGAGGCCGGCTTGTAGCACCTGGGCGCGATATTCTCCCTCGGTCTGCGCTGCCCCGCCTGGCGTGCCGCCTAGCGGGTTCGTGCAGGTCAGCGTGACACCAGACGGGATCGATGTATCCAGGACGGTCACAGTGTTAGGTGGCACTGCCCAGGAGCCTGTCTGCGTCGCTAGACAAAAGAGCGGCTGGGATGTGCCGCCGGTTTCAACGATACCGCCGTTCTGGACCGTATATTGGTGCGTTCCATCGCCGACCAGGAAGCCTGGCGCGATCACATATCCAGCGACGCCGGAAAACACGACATAGACCGCCGTGTTGCTCGGTGACGCCGCCGTTGATCCCTGGCCGAGATAGACCTGCCCGAGTTCAGTCAACAGGTAGGCATTCGCCCCATAAGGAGTAATCGAGTCCAGCGTTTCCGTCACGGCTTGATCGATGATGACCAGAGCGCCGGTATCGGTGCTGCTGATGTCCTCGATCAATCCCGACGGCAGGACCGTGAGACCCGGCGACAGAGAGGTCGCATTCGCGATCAGATCTGAGTTCAGCGTGGCCGGAGGTGTGTTGACCCGCCCCGCTGCGGTCAGCACAACAGGGATTGTGTTGCTGCCGCTCATGTCGGAATCGGTCCTGTTAGCTGAACGCCTTGGAACGTCGTCGCGTTGATCTGATAGGTCGGTCGCGGCTGGTTAGGCTGCTGTGGCTGCTTGGCGATCACCAGGGCCGCGAAGTGCTGTGCATACTGCTGCTGGGTCTGCGCAACATAGTAGTCCGGCTGGACTTGCTGAATCACCGATTGCGCGGCGGGGATTCCGTAGCTCGCGTAGAATGGCGATTCGTTGAGGTTCAGTTTCAATGTCTGGGCCAGGGTCGTGAGCCAGACTTGCGAGTTGTCACCGTTGGCATCGGTCGACACTTCCACCCACGTCTTTGAGCCGTCGGGATTGGTGATGCGTCCCCAAGTGCGCATCAGACGACACCGCCTGTATTGGCGCCCATGTTGCCGTTGCTGTGCTCGTGGGTCAGGAACGTCTTGCCATCGATTACCACCCCGGCGCTGCTGATGACGACGGAATGCCCCCCTGCCGACATGGATATTTTCCCCGGCGTGAGGTTGAATTCCGTTGTCTGGTTTTGATCCATCAGCGTCACGCCGCCTGGGCCATACATCGTCAGGACTTGGCCGTTGACCGAGAAAAAGCCGACATTCCCGAGCGGCACAAACGCCAGCGCCGTGAGATTGGCCGGCCGCGTCAGTGTTGCCACTCCGCCGCCTTGCCCAGACATCCCGCCGAGATAGGCATCCGCGGCGACCGTCATGCCCTTGCACCCGGGTTGTATAGGCAGCCGGATATACTCGGAGCCGATGATCGGAATCGTCACATTGTCGATTGTCACAGCCGCTTGGCCGGGCACCGCCTGCACCTGGAACGACACCTGAACGATCGATCCCATGACCTTGACGACTTGGCAGGGGAGCGAGCGGCCGGTTTGGGCGATCTGGCTCAGCGCCTTCTCGCGGGCGAACCGATTCATCGATCGCCCGAACGGGGTAACCTGGTCGTTGGTAGCCATCAGTTATTCGGCCGGCTCTGGATCAGGACACATTGCAGCGTGGTATTCCAAGAGGCTGCGTCGGCTTGTCTGGAATTCCCCCAGTGATGAACCTGCTGCACGAAGAAATTCCCGGAAAAGGTCAGCTTGTTCGGGATGCCTGGCGCGACTGCGGCCTGCTGCGTTGTGAACAGCGCCGGCGGCAGGTTGATCGTGTCCCCGATCTGGATATCAGCCCGCAGTACCAGCTTGACGGAGATCTGATTTGGAGCAAACCAGACCGGCTGCCCAATCATGTCTTGGAACGCGACCCGCTTGACGGCTGAGGTGGCTACCGTCGCACTGGCATCGGTCACCACGATGTTTTGGCCGTTCGTGGCGATTGTGACGCCTTGATAGGCAGGATCAGTTATGATGGAGAGAGACAGGGAGTAGATAAAATCAGCGAAGGCTTCCAGCGTGGGGTAATGGCCGGTTTGATCGTAGCCAGTGACCAGTTTGGGGCTGATCGAGATCTGAACTGGATAGCCCGGCATCCCGGTCGAAAGTGTTTGCTGTATCGCCTGCGAGAGTGGCGTTCCTGCCTTCCACGAGAACGGGAAATTGCCCGGATTTTGAACAGTGCCGGCAGTCGTCCCACCTGGCACAATCAGCATGTCGACAGTCTGGTTTGTGCCGTCCCAATTGCCGAACGCTTGGAGGACTTGCCCCTTCAGTAGCAACCCGGCCTGGTTCGGATTGGCGAGCGGAAGTCCCTTGGCCATGCCGCCGTAGACGGTGACGTTCAGGCCATTCAGGTCTGCGGCGTTACCGATGTCCTGCAACCCCAGACCCCAGACGCGCAGCCATGCATTGTTGTCCGGATTGGCAAGGTTCGCCATCGGGAGGTCGAACTCGATCAACAGGGCCGCCGGATTGGTCAGGCCTTGCTGGGGATTTTGTGGGGCTTGTGGTAGCAGCGAAGTCAGCGGCAGACCGTTCAGCGACTTGAACAGGTAAGGCGTGCCGTCAGGTTTCGCCAAGTCAATCCGATAGTATCTCACGGCGTCACAACGAACTGCTGGGTCGATTCCAGGAAGACCAGAGACGACCCGCTGAAATACCCCGCGACGAGATTGATCGGATACCCGGGCGGTGAGGCGACGAGCGGTCTATTCAATACCAGCGCGCCATTCTGATCGGTGATCTGGATATACCAGCGTTGGCCGAAGGTGTTCCAAAGCGCCGTGACATTGAATGTCGTC